CATATAAGATAAAATTTTATCGGCATCTTTAAATGGATTTTTAACTCGAAGAAAAGCTGTATCTTCACTTAGAGCTGTAACTTCGTAATACGTGTTAGAATCCGAGTCCATTACGGACAATAAAGTAGTAATATATTTTTCCGATAAAGTTATTTCCCTAAAGGGCACAAATTCATTTGGTATATTAATAGTTTCGGTTTTTTCAATACCTGATACAGAACTAACACTTTTAAAAACTGCAAACGTTGCTGGAATGCCATTTTCGTCAACAGAATTAATTTGATATTGAGCCACTAACGCGCCTGATTCATTTACCTGGCTAAAGTCCAAATCATCCGTAGTATAAAAGGTAATTCCGCTATCAGATGATATTGATGTTCCAGCTAATATAACTGGGAGTGCATTATTTTGTGGTTGATAATTTTGTGTATTTGGATTTAGTTCTGATGGGACTATAATTGTGAATTCAATATCGGTAGTAGCCGGAGCTGTACCAACAATATCAACACCGGCATTTCTCAAATGAGTAAGAATATTTTCAGGTTCTACTGCTAACTGTGGATCTAATTCTTTAAAAGAGTGATCTAAATAATAACTTAAAGAATCTCCCACAGTAGCAACGAAGTCTAAAAACATGCCACCGACGGAAGCTTCCGAAAAATCTTGAATTTTATCTGGAAAATAAGTTCTTGCTGTATTTAAAAGATTATTTCGAATAGATTCAAAATCTTTTGCTAGAAAAGTTTTATTTTGTTGTTTTTTAATGTCTTTTTTTATTTTATTGGTTGCCATTAGCTAGTCACCACTATCACTGCTTCTACATTTTGATCAAAAGCCCCAATTGAATTAACAGAATATATAATTTTAATTTTGTTTAAAACAGAATTACCATCTTCACTTCGAATAATTTCTGTTTCCATCGTTTGCAAACTAATATAAGGCATATAGTTTGCTACAGCTGTAGAAATTCTTGTTAAAGCCTCAGAAACAACATCTTCTGATGTTAAATCATATGCTAATTCTTTCAAATTAGCTCCAAAATTATTTAACATCAGTCTTTCGCCATGATTGGTGCTAATCAGATTCCTCAAATTATCTCTGATTTGATCCTTCAAATCAACAGACATTTTAAACATTGAACCTGCTGCTTGATCGAATGAAACCGGCGTTAAAATACCAATTGGTTCCTTTCTAAGGACTGCTTGTTGTTGTTTTTGAAAATCAGATTGCAGCTGACCGACTGATTTAAAATCATATATCTTTTTGGTTTGTGCCATTGTACCTTAGTCCTGACACTAAATATCATAATTTAAGAATCGATTCTATACAATGTTGCCGGATCCAACACCTTTACTTGAAACTGTATAAGCCGGAATTGGCGCGCCAGATTGGGTAATATGACCAGTTACCGTTTCTCCGCCCGATACAGATATTTCCACTGATACAATAGCTTTCATGAAAAAATTTTGAATTGCTAAACATGCTTGCGATGACAAATTGAATATTAAGTTATCTGAATTAACACCTGTCTGAGATCCTAACTCTGCTGATGTTAAGTACGCATTTTCTATTGCTTTTTTTAAAACAATATAATCATTAAAGTTTTGTGCTTCTTTTTTTAACAAAGAATTTTCTGCTTGCACATCTAAACTTTGTCGCTTAGAAATTACTAAAGCCGATAGCTGTTGTGGAATTGGTCCTATTTCATCCTGTTTTTTTTTATCATAAAGAAAAGAAACTTTGCTAGCTGTTGATTTTCCCTTTCCCGGAGTACTAACAATGCCCACTGCAAACGTTGAAGATACTGTTGGCTGCCCTGGTGAAACTAAGTGATCAGTCTCTACCGTTAGTGATTCAACATAAATTTGAATCGCAATTGCCATTTCTTGCGCCAAATCCGAAATAATTTTTTTAGGATCGGCCCCAATTTCAGCCCCTCTTTCGTAAGAATTTTTAAAAGTTAAAAAAAAATTTGATTCTAATTTTTTAATATTTTTCAATAAATTGGTAAGTTTTCCTGTACCAGTGCTAGATCCAACTGAGGCTGTTGTGCCTATAGGCGGATTTTTTGCGTCAATAATGCCCGAAACAGTGATACTTCCTTTCTTTTTTGTAATTTTTTGTGTAGAAGGTGAAAGAGAAATTTCTTGACCGGCTGGAATAATATCTACGGTGTTAACTTGAGCTTTTTCTGCATAATTTTTAATAGCATTACTAATTTCTTTTGCCAATTCCATGGCAATTTTTTCTGGTTGTGCGCCTGTCAAAAAACCATTATTTTTAGCATTCATATATGCTAATTGAACTTCTGATATGAATACTGGTAAAGCTGTAGTCAAAGACACAAATTATTCTCCAAAAATTCTTTCTGATTTGACAGTTTCAATGTCATTTTTTAAATTTTGAATATTATTTTTTAAATTTGTTGCAGCATCTACAATTTGCTTCGAAGGCGCACCATACCCCGGGGTCGTATGCAATTGCAAAGATTGACAAAATTTATCCAGGGCGTCCATAGTGTTTTCCCACAGACTTTTTAATTCTCTGTATTTAATATACGGCTGTGCTTCTGTAACGTCTTCAGAAACTTTTATACCGCCGTTGCCCTTATCATCTTTTTGTCGCCCTAAAAATATTTGCCGGCCGCTAATTTGAATTGTACCATCCGCCTCGATATAAATGCATGCAAGATCTTCGTCTGGTTTTCCTTCCTTGACAATTCGAATAGTTCCATTTGTTTCAGAAAAATTTTCTGGAAGTTTATTTTTAACAGTTTCTAATGGGGTTTTTCTAGCTACAATCCTAACGTGATCGGACTTAACAGCAATACATGGCGCAGAAACTGCACTATTAAATTGATTTTTATTATCAAACCCTTTTGCTTTGATAACATTTAATCCTAATTTTTCATCAACATTACTTCGTTCACTAATGTATATTCTACTGGCATCAACTAAAAAATCCGGATCACCTTCTACAGGATTTGTTTGCAAATTACCGACAATACCTGGCGCCAATTTTGATTCGACGTCAATTTGATCTAAATCTTTAGTTTGTGTTTCACCTGGATTTTTATCAGTTTCAAAACCTAAAGAATTCTCTACAATGAATGGCTGAGTGCTATTCTTATTAGAATAGGCTTGTTTTAGATCACGATTTTTTGCCTTTAATTCTTGCAATGCTGAAAAAAATCTTCCGCGACCAGCAACTATATCGATAGCACCAGACTTATTTTCTATTTCTTTTTGAGTCGCTATAGAATACGTATTTTGTTCACTAGGCCTATTAATAAAGTCCCATGCTGCATCTGTTCCTAAGCTTATTGATGTATTATTAGATCCTTGTAAAACTAAATCTCCAGGTTTTTTAGTAAGTCTAGGAACAGGCTCAATTTTAAATTTTTCCGTAGCAAAAATCATTAAATTTTCTAATGCATTGTTGTTTCTTACTAATAAAGACGAGCCTTCTTTAAGAATATTTTCGTATTTAGAACCGGCTCCTTTGTTTAAATTAGGAAAATCTAATTGCCTAGCTGCCGGCGGGATTGGGGCAGCCGTAAGAGGTACGTCAATTCTTTTGCTATGGTTTCCAATTAGTCTTGTTGGAGAAGTAAAATTTGCATCTTCAAGCTCGATTGAACCTGGAATTCTACATATCCAATATGCACGCGTAGAAATTTCTTCATCTAACAAAAATTCTTTAAAAATCCATACCGCTTCACCGACTTTGACGGGAACAGAAAGATGCGACGAAAAAAATGGAAAACAAATATAATCTCCGCGGTCAGATTCGGAGTTGAAATCAGTTATAATTCTGCAAACAATAGAATTTCTAGGAGCAATTTGATATAAATCTTTATCACTTTTTCTAACATTTGATGGAGTAAATTCTCTGAGTGATGGATCACATAAGGTTTCAACAACAATGCCTTTATGAAAAATTCGACTCTTTGAAAGCTCATTAACTCTGGATAAAACTGAGTTATTAGGAGCTGCAGCGTTTTTTCCCTCACGCGCTTCTTTTGTAGTCATAGTTTATCCTTCTATCTGCGCAAAAATATCTTCTGAATCGACCGTATTCTGTCGCTCAATTTCCTTGGTGATCAAACCGGCCAGGCTTAAAAGCTGATCATTGGCCTTAGTCATTCGCTCCAGATATTTGACCAGAGTTGGACCCAGAGTGGCGTGTTCGGGAGCTGTAGCTCCCAACTGCGAAAAGGCCTGAGTGAAAAGGGCGCTAGCACAGATTCGATCGTTCTTGGCATTGTTATAAATTTCCAGCCACAGAAAAAGTTTGCGCTGATCCAAGCCATCCACATTTGCCAGAATCTCTTCGAATTCGGTAATCTTTTTCTTGGCCTGCTTGTCCGACTCCATCAGTTTTTCAATTTTTTTTGCGTCGTTTGCTTTCATAGCCTCTTTACACCGCGTTTTCTTTCTCTCGATCTTCTACCGTCAGTTTGGCATAGATCTTTCGAATCTTGCCCATCGATTTTGACAGGCTCTTTTTGTCTAGACCTGACAGTTCAGCCAGATAAACGTAAATAGACTGTTTGTTAAAGAAGTCAAGCTCCTTGGCTGAATCAAAAAGGTTTTCCACGGCACTAATCGTCACCAGGTCTCTATCTTCTGTTAGAAAGTCTCGAATCTTTCTCACTCGCGCCAGATTCTCCTCTCGTCTTTCGCCGTTGATCATAAGTTCTTCGGTAGAAGGCAATTCATTGAATCGACTCAACTGGGCCATAATATTGGCATCGGCAGCATTATCAGCATCTCGAATATCATCTAGATAAACATGCTTGTAATACTTTTTTCGATGAGAATTGGTGGTATTGATGAGAAAGTTCTTTGCTACCACGTTAAAATAAGAAAAGGCCTTGGAGCCGCGATCTGGATTCCACTTGTGAAGGCTCTTAAAGATGAAAAAGCAGCCGTCTTCTATTAATTCAGTAGTGGTAGCAAGAGGCGACCTGAAGCCATAAACATAAATCAGACTCTCCACCAGTTTTTTTGTTGCCGGCAAAATTTCGTCGGCATAAACTTTTTCGCGCTCTTTTTCGCACGCTGAAGTCAGAAATTTAGTGATGCTGACCTCAGTCTCCTTATTGAAATACATGACCCTTTTCTGTCCGGGCCTTCTGCGAATTCTTTTTCTGCCTTTTTTGACTGCCATCTAATCCTCTTCTAATTCCACATTTTTTGCGAGTGAAATGGCAACAGAGTGCAGAGAGTCTCGAACCACACTGATATCTTTCACCACTGCTTTGACTTCCGGAGAATCAAAGAACAGAGGCCTCTTGAGTATCTCGGACATGGCATCGTATTTTTCGTCGATGACGTCCAGACACTCCTCGATGGCGTCTTCCATGCGCAATACTGCCATTCCCAGCTTTACAGTCTGGTATATGAAAAAGGCCAAGAGAAGACAAAGTGCAATGCAAACGTAGATCATTTCAAACGTATTCTGTAATTATCTCTTCGAATTTTTTCTGCAGCGAATTCATACTGTGAGTTTCGCGCAATTTTTCGGTAAGGTCTGCTGCCGATAGTTTAAGTTTTTTGGCGTCTGTCACAGCAGTCTTGAGCTTTCTGACAAAATTGCCCTCTCTGGCCTCAGCCCACATTGCCCCCTTGACAAAAATCTTGCCGTCGACTCGACTCTGTGGAATCTCTTTCAGGTCATATTTTGCACGCAGAAAGCTGTCGCCCTCTAAAAATTCAGTGTGTGCAGACCAGTCAGTGGCCACAACGGGCAGTCCAGTCACTGCAGCTTCCAGAAGGGGCAGTCCGAAGCCTTCGCCTCGAGTAGCGCTCATGTAAGCAGTCAGCTTGGGGCTCTTGTAGAGGTCTCGCATTTCTTCTCGAGTCATTGGCCCATGAAGCATATAGAGCTTGGGAGACTTGGGCCCGGAGACGCCAGCATGCAGCCTCACCTGCTTAAGCAGCTTTCTGACTAATTCTCGATCGATTGTGGTATCTCTGCCGCGAGACGTCTTGACGATGAGTCCAACATTGGGCTTTCCATCGAATGCCTTCAGGAACCATACCAGGCTGGATATGAGATTTTTTCTGTCTGAGTCTGAAGCATCGCTGGTCAGTGTGCCGACCGTCAAAAAGTTGTGCTCGGTCTCCAGATGCTGAAGTGGATCACAGGAAGGCGCACTCAAAAGCTTGGGAAAATAAGCTTCGGGCAGAACTACAATAGGCGTCTTGATTTTAACTGTGGCAGAATTTTCCAGAGTTTTTTTGGCAAATTCCGACGGTACAATTACCAAGTCCATTTTGTTGACGTGCAGATTGACCCATTCCGAAGAGCTCCTGGTCGTTTCTACTCCGGCTGTCACGCCGATATTGAATCGCGCCAGTTTCTCGTCCCACTCATGAGGCAGCTGTACTTGCAAAGACAGGTCGAAGATGCCATTGGCAGGCTTGCTCGTCGACATGATCTGGCCGTAAATGCCCCCTTCCATATCGTGACTGACATTCCAGGGCGTAATGCCCCAGGGCAAAACTTGAGAGGTAATCTCCCAGTCTTTTTGAGCCTGACAAAACTGAAAGATCTGCCTGGAATGCACGCCGTAGCCCGACTGAGAAAGTAGAGGAGCTCTAATCAAAACCTTTTTCATGCGATTTCCTCCAAGCAATACTTTCCGTCTTTTTGATAGTTTTCTGACAGATCCCACAGGGTCTCGTGCCACTTATCAATAGTGGTCTGCATGGCAAACTCCGACTGCACATAATCTCGAGCTTTTTGGCCCAGGGCCTTTCTTTTTTCTGTGCCCATTTTGTACATGTCATACAGAGCTTTGGCAACTGTATCAGTACTCACATAGTCCTCGTAGATATAAGGAACCAGCTGAGATCCAACTAGAGTCTGCATCTCCACGTCTAACGCAATACCATTTTCGCTGCCGTCTCGGTGATCTACAACTTGTCTCGTAAGGCCGCCGGTTTTGATTGCGATGACTGGCTTGCCTACTTTCATAGCTTCCAGAGTGGCCAGGCCAAAACCTTCTGCGTAAGCAATATTGATGCAGCAGTCTGAAATGTTGTGAAGCACGTTCATCTTTTCAAATTCAATGCGCTGATTAGAAAAGACCACGCTTTGCACAACCCCCATTGCCTCAGTATTGACCAGAAGATTGGGGCCTTCTTGATCGGTGGGATCTGTATGCATAAGCAGAGTCGCGTCGCTTTTGCCCTCTGCTTCTAGCATTTTCATAAATTTCGACCAGGCCTCGATGACGTCGGCTGGCCTTTTGCGCCTGGCATTTCTGTTGACCCAGAAGACCACAAAGTGATCTTGTCTCTCGGGACCCAGAACATTAATGCGATGCTGTTTGGCTTCGGCTTCTGGAATCGGAAAGAAGAGCTCGTCAGGCAAAGCATGCGGCACAAAATTGGCCTTGCCCGGCACAATCTCGTTGACCATTTCGTAAGTCAGATGACTGTGACAATTGACGAGATCGGTGGCCTCATAGAGCACCTTGTTAAAGACAGGCGCCGGTCGATTGTCCCAGACATGCCAGTAAGCAATCGGGCAAATCTTGTTGATCTCTTCGTGCATCTCCCAGACGTAAATAAAAAATCTGGGATCCGTAAAGAGAAACAAGACGTCAGGCTGCTCAGAGGCAATTGCCTGTAATAGCATGTCTCGATTGCCAAAGCCGTCAATAGGCTTAATAACGAAGTCTGGATTGACGGTGACGACATCGTAGTTTGGATGTTTGACTGCCGCGCCAAATTGCCTCACGGTCCAACAGCCCTTGTCGACGAGACCCTGAATCAAAAATCTGCTTTGGCAGCCAACTCCCGACGTACTCAATGCGTGATCGGAAAGCATAAGAATTTTTTTCTTAGGCTTGCTCTGGTTAATTATCTGCATGCAATCATATTAGACCAAAAAAGTGGCTAGTAAAATGCAGAAAACTAAGTGCAGTGTTCCGTGTTGGCAAATTCGCAGAATCGACAGGAGGTCTTGTTTTTGAGGGCCATGCCGCTACGCATTCCCTTCAGCATGCCTCGCACCATTTTGGTGGCTTTGGCCAGAGTTTTAGGTCCGGCTGAGACTTCAACCATTGCAACGGATTTGCCCGGCTTGCTCTCTCGCTTTAACAAAATGAAGCATGCCTTGATTTGATTGCTGGGCATGCCGGTCACTTGCATCCAAAAATGCTTATAGAGAACGATTTGTGCCGTGGTCAAAAAGTCTCGCTGCTTGTCTCGATTCCAACCTCGAGGGCCGGCCGTTTTCCAGTCAATCACTACGTGCTTGCCATTTGGTAGCTCAATAATGCAATCAATAAAGCCCTTGAAGAGACCAGTGTCGACTCCCTCAATTGACTCATAGAGACGGTGCTCGGCTGCATGGGGCTTCCAGCCCGGAAAGTTTTCTTCAAGAAACTGCGGCAGTTGTTCCAGGGAGTTTTTGGCGGATTGTAGCCAGCCTTTTAAAGGCACATGTCTGTACTTCCACTCCTGTTTTTCAGCCCGAAGAGTTTGCTTTTCTATGAATTCTGGTGTGTCAAAGCCACGATGTTGCCAGGCCTCTCTAATTTTTTGTTGTGCTGCTTCGACGTCCATTGGACCGCCTTTGAGAAAGCTTTCCACTGCGTCGTGCAGAATTGTGCCGTAGTCCAAATAAGGCGATGGTTCGTCAGCAGAAAGCCCATCGATGTATGCCAGTTTGTGTCGGTAGGGACAGGCCTGCCAGGTGCTCACTTCAGAATAAGATACGTGAGGTTTTCCGTTTTTCAGGAGAGGAAGTTGCGAATTGCTTTGAGTGGGTTCCATTGATTCATTGTATCTTTTTCGCCGCGATTTTGCAGAAACTCTTGGACGTACTGTTCTAGGTCAACCATGGGCTGCCAGCCAGTTTCGCGTTGCAACAAAGAATAATCACAAAGGGTATCTTGTGCTTCGCCTGGGCGCTTTGGAATGTACTGTATTTCGCCGGCGAACATTTGTGCCAGTTCATTGATGGAATAATTTTTGCCAGTGCCGATATTGAAAATCCACGTGGTGTCATTTTGGCTCCAGTCTTTTTCTCCCAGAGCAACCAGACCTTTTACAATGTCTGAAACGTGTGTGAAGTCTCTTCTCTGTTCACCGTCTCCTGTAACTGTCAGAGGTTTACCCTCTTCAGTGAAATTTTCAAATATGCCAACGACCGTTGCATAATCGCCAAACGTCGGCTGTCTCTTTCCGTATACATTAAAAAATCTGGCCACAACTGTGCTCATACCGTAGACTTCATGATATAAAGTGCAGACTTGTTCGCCTGTATATTTTGCAAAAGCATAGGGATTTAAGAAGGGACCAGCATAAGCTGAAGATGAGCCGGCATAGACTAATTTTGCTCCGCTTTGTCTGGCGAATTCGCATGTTGCTGCTGTGCCTTGAATATTAATAGAAAGATAGGCAAGTGGATCTTTGAATGAAGGTTGGATTCTGGCCAGCGCGCCTAGATGATAAACAACATCAAATTTTTGATTTGCATATTTTCGATCCATCAAGTTTCTGACATCATCAATCCAATATTCAACGTCATTTCGCATATAATTGCGCGAAGAAGACTCTGAACAGAGATTATCAACGACTATTACCTCATACTCTTTTACGTCTCTTAGATAATCAACGAGATGGCTTCCAACAAAACCTAGACCGCCAGTTACTAAAGCTTTCACAGAAACTTACTCTCTTTTTCTAAATCAGATTCATACATCATTTTAGCTAATTTTTTTAAATCAGTTTTTGGATGCCATTTTAATACTTTTTTTGCTTTTGTTGCATCTCCCAAAAGCAAAGGAACTTCATGAGGACGCAAGAGTCTTGAATCAAATTCCGCATGATCTTCCACGTTTAATTCTGCTATTTCAAAAACCAAGTGCAAAAACTCTCTGACACTATAAGTTTTTCCGGTAGCAATTACGTAATCATCTGCTTTTGGTTGTTGCAACATTAGCCACATTGCTTCAACGTAATCTCCTGCAAAGCCCCAATCTCTTTTTGCATCCAAATTGCCTAAGTAAAGTTTATCTTGCAATCCTAATTTAATTCTTGCTGCAGCCCTTGTAATTTTTCTGGTCACAAACGTTTCGCCGCGGCGAGGAGACTCATGATTGAATAAAATTCCACTAGAAACATGCATTCCATATGATTCTCGATAGTTTCTACAAAGGTGATGAGAAAAAACTTTTGCGCAAGCATAAGGACTAGCCGGCATCAGTCTAGTTTTTTCATTTTGAGGAACTTGAGGATTATCACCAAACATTTCTGATGAAGATGCTTGATAAATTCTGATGTCTGGATTTACATGTCGAACGGCTTCAATAATTCTGAGAAATCCTATTCCTACGTTTTGTGCTGTCTCTTCTGGTACTTCAAACGAAACGCGAACATGAGACTGTGCGGCTAGATTATAAATTTCATCAGGTTGAAAATCTTTTAGGATTCTGTAAAGAGCACCACCATCGAAGAGAGACCAGTATGCTAATGAAAAGTTAGGATGTTCCATGACATCATCGACCCTTTCGGTTGCAATAATACTTGTTCTTCTTTTTAATCCTAGAACTTTGTATCCTTTTGATATCAAGAGTTCAGCAAGATAAGAACCATCCTGCCCTGTCACACCGGTGATAATAGCTCTTTTCATTTAATGCCTCTCAAATTAGGATAATTGCACTTATTTAAATGGTTTTATGGCTTCCACATTTAGACTCATAAGTGTGCCATTTTCCTTGTCCATGTGCGGAAGGTAGGCCTGACTGTAGTCATCCACATGGGAGTGATCAGTCTCCTGCCAGTTGTATCTCTTTACAGACACGAATCCGGCGGCTTCCAAGGCGGTTTGCAAGGACATGAAATCGAAACAGACCTTGTGGTAGTCATACTCGTTCCGTTGTCCACCGTATAGTAACCCCATCAAAACTTTTAGCGGAGTTCCCTTACCATACTGCTCAAACACCTTCTCAATATCAGGCACGGATATTCTGATCAGTCCGCCAGGAGACAGTTTGCGGAACCATATTTCGATAACTTGCTTAATCTCCGTTCTACCGAAATGTTCCAGAACGTGGCACGCGTATATCTCACTAGCTGATCCGTCTTCCACAGTTTCAAGCAACATGACGTCATCGACAACAACATTCGGGGACTGAGGTACGGCATCGATATTGATCCTCCCGTGGATGATCTTGGAACCGCATCCCAGATGCAATCTTGTGCCAGGAAGAGTGTTTTCTTTACTCATTGTTTCCTTCACTGATTATAGAACCATAGTAACGCTTCACAATGTCATGTTCAAGGACATCTTTCAGTGAATTAACAATTTTTTCGTAACTGCCTGGATCCCTTTTTTTCAAAAGCTGTGACCTGGTTAGCCAAACCTTTCCTGTGCTATCCACACTCTGTGGGGTTTTAAAAGGCCCATCAAGACTGTCTGATCTCAAATTAAGGTAGTTGGCCAATGTGTAGTCAAGATTTTCTTTATTAACATCAAAAATGTCGGCAATTAGTGAGATAGGTTTTTTGTAAGCGGTATCTGATATAAGTTCCTCATACTTGATGAGTGCCTTTTTCCCTTCAAAACTTTCGTATAGCTCTAAGTTTTTCATGAATGTATGGACCCATTTTCTAAAATCACCGGCATCGGTTCCAGTACTGGTTATTCCATGTTTTTGTAGATGCGCATGATCATAATCAGTTTGTGGTATTTTATGAGATATCACGGCATCCACTGGGTTTCTCAATATCAATATAATGCTTCTTGCATTCATGACATCTATTTCAACTGCAGCGTGTGCCTTTCTAGCAATTGGCGTATTCGATACATCGCGTAAGTACATTACACCGCTCCTGTCACGTATCGGTGTATCAATACTTTCATTGCCACGACATCCGAGTGTTGCCTGTTTTGTCATGAACTCAATCATATACCTAACAAGATGATTACCCGATCTTGGATAGGACAAAATCCAATTATTGACATTACTCATAAAATTCTCCATTGTTCGCAGTAGATATCTTGCCAGTCAGAAGGTCCCTTTGGCCCGAACCAATTTTTAGGGGCGATGACAACACCATTGTTTCTGGAAAGCCAGGCACCCCACCAACTAAAGCTGCTATTGGCGATGATATGATGATTACATCGAGACATCATTGCCATACTCAAACCATAGTCTACATCTGGATATACGATTTTATCGACTGGTATTACAGAAACTTCTTGCATGACTGATTCGGCAAGAGTTGGTTCATCTGAGAACACAGCGTAAATGTCACATTCCGGTATTTCGGACACTGCTAAACTGTAATAGCTGGAGTCTAGGTTTGGGTGAGTCTCAGAAATTTTTTTGTAATCTCCTCTTCGAATGTGGATGGAGCAAACTGTCGAACCTGAAAATTCTGTCTGCCACATGTCATCGGCTGAATCTACTATATGATTCTTGAACCTAAACTCGTCCTCTAGCAGCTGATATCTCAGGTGTTTGAAGTATTTCTCAGACTGAAAATATCCCCTTATTTCAGTTCCGTCGGGAACGGTTTCGATTCTGCGATCGTATCCGAAACCTGACTCGTGGAACTCATATCTTATGCCTTCTATACCCCGTCCGACACCATTTTTGAGGACTCCAAGAGTTGTGGCACTCTTGAGCTCAAACGTCTCCAACAACTGGTTAACACTAGTACTTCGATAAGCGTCATGAGCAGATATTCCCAAGGACGTTCTGTGCCTTGCTGACAAGGCGTATGCGCAGGCATATTGAAACATTTGGTTTCCTAGACGGCCCATGCTGCCCATTCTCGCAACGCTAATCATCGAAGTAGTTCTCTCAATCTTTCGTTTACTTGCTTGCCATAGACTTCTTTGAACCTGTTCTTTGACTCTGCGTGTTTTTTTGGATTGTAGGCAGACAGCTTATCCATAGCGTGATGATCTGTAATTAGCGAATCAATCTTTTCCTTAGTTGCATCTCCAATTGCATAGATCAATCGTTCCTCAGGAATATCTAGTGAAAGAAACTCAAAGACTTTTTCAAACGTCTTTTTGGTATCACTAGTCATTTGCTCGTATCTAATTTCCAGACAATCGGCTATGTCGTCCCTGTTAAACCTCCACCGCTTTAGGTGAGACTCGTATTGTGATGTCACAGCATCAACTTGTTGATCAATGAGTTCGTTTGGCTCCCAATAGTCTTCAGCCAGTATTGTCTTGTCGTATCTTAGTAGTGAGTATACAGTATCAACGCCATCGCGGAAGAGGTATATCACTTTTTCAAGATTCGCTGTCGGTGGAACATCTTTATTGTCGAGCCAGCGATCGTGTATATGAAGACCCCAACACTTTTTGGGATTTGGATAGTAGTAGGATGACACCATGGCCGGTGTTTCGGTAGCCACTTCCATGATATACCTAAACCAATGAGATCCTGTACGAGGGAAAGATACTAGTCTTGGCAACGACCTATTGTTGTGGATGTCATACTCTCTCATCTTGTAGGTTATGTCGTATCTCATGATCTGTCTCTCCCAAATAGTTTCATGCTTCTTAGGTCGCGGTACTTATCACTCCCACCACAGTCATCGTTGTAGTCAGGTAAAGACAAGAACTTTTGGATACCATATGCAGCTTGTTCTGGAGGCATGTACATGTTCCAGCCTATTGTTTCTATGTCATCTTCATCGTATGGTTTCGTTATATCACGACCTTCATATCGAGCTTTCTTGAACCACGCTACTGAATCCTTGTCATCCGTTAAAATCATACCACCCTTTCCAATCGAAAGTGTCTTTTTAATGTGGAATGATAAGCAATGAAAAGTACCTTGCTCGTACATTCCCTTCGTAAATCTAGTTGCACCGTCAATAATAGGATAGGGTTCTAACTTGTAAAAACCGGACCAAGTCCTTTCGTCAAAAACAACTTCACAACCAGCATGAATAATCGTTTGTGGCACGGACACGTATGTTCTTGCAGGTATTGAAACAGGACCGATAGCTTTTAATCGCTTCAGACACAAGAACATTGCATTGGTACAACTGTCAACACTCACTGCATATTTGCTTCCTGCATAATCTGCCACAAGCATTTCGAACGCTGATACAACATCCCACGGATCTTCAATCGAGATTCCTATTGATTCCAAGTGATCAACAACAGTATTGATATCTGTGTACATTCAAATCTCCTTGTAGTATCCACCATTTGTAAACTTCACCCCAAGGGTTGCAGAAGAGTTACATGTCTGAGATTCTAGAATTTCTTTCGGTATAACCCTAAAATCGAAGCTGACTCTTGTAAGTCCGGTCATATTTTTCTTATTTCCATGCATGCACTTATTTCCATTGAATATCGAGTATTGACCTGGGAACATTTCCATCGGCTCAAATTTGCCTATTCCTGGAATAGGTTCTATCCATGTTGCGGATGTGTCATACATCACTGTGAGAGGAATCTGAACGTTAATCTCTCCATTTGGGTGGCCGTGATCTTCGTCACTATCAAAGTGCCATTTGTGGATGGCTTGTGAATTGGGCGTTTGCACCCTAAATGAAGGAAATTTTTGAATCAAAAGTTTAACGTCATCACCCAACTTATTGACTATCTCTCCTCTCACAAATGAATCATACGCATCAATCATTTCTTTCCAAGGTTCACCTGGCCCGTTGAGATTGAGCTTCGAATAAAAAGCACGATGAAATTCACTATCACTTTCGGACTTCCAAAGTACGTCTCCCTCGTGAACCATGTCTTTACAAAACAAGTGCAGAGTCTCAAGTGAAGAAACTCCAAATAACTGTGACACCATCTTCCTAAATTCGTATTGGCTTTCATCGAACCTAAAGATTTTCATAGTTCGTATTCCCAAATCTTAGGCCTGTTTCTTTTAGACAGCATATGTCCCTCCAGAACGGACACACTCAGGTTGCTCAGGTCCATGAATCCCTCAAGTGCTAGCACAGGTATATTAAGAAACCCGAGGCTGTTCATATATTCCTCAACTGGGAATTTGATTGTATTGAGATTATTTCTTGACAAAACGTATCCACCCTTGACAACGTTTTTTGCCGCCCACATCTGTGCCTTAATTTTAGCAAGTGGTGTGTGCGGATAGCTGCCCAGATCATTGTGAACAAATGATATGGGAACATCGTCACTTTCATCGAATAAAAGTATATTCTTAACTTTGACAGCTGGATGATTTTTTGGGTTAGCTATGTCTATGCCTATGCACCTGTCAATGCCGAAATGGTCAATTAAAACCTGAAATGATACACAATTATTTGAACCGAGAACAACAATATGCCCGCAGTCCGGTATGTCGTTTATCTTTTTTACAACGCTCTCATATAGATAATTTGCGTAGTATCTTTCATCGTATCCGTGCACTTCACCGTGAAGGTAATGTTGGTCAAACCAAAATTCCTTCGTGTATTTCTGCTCTTCCATTACTTCTTAACCCCCTCAATAAATTCAGATATTGCTGCAGCAATGTGGTCATCAACGCTGTAATGTCTCAAGACAGACTGGTAGTTTTCTTCCACAGCATTCAATTTTGAGATATACAGATCAGTTGAAATATCTGCAAGGATGTTAGTAAGCTCCTCAAGTGTATCAAACGTTAGTATTCCATCTGGATTGAAGCCAAAATCCGTATTGATTTTCTTCGTGCCCCAATAGATGGGAATCGTTCTGGTAGCAAAGCAGTCAAACGCCTTTTCAGTAACGTAGAAATCATCTATACTGTTTTCAATTGTTACTGAAAACATATAAGGATTCAGGGCGTCGGACTTTTTTTTGATGTAGGTTCCAGTCCCTGATCCGAACATGTCAACATCGAATCCTTTTGCGTTGATTGCTTTTGCGATTTTGTGCCTTAGTTTATGACCAGTTAGTAGCGTCTTTCTCGAGTATATCATGGAACACAGCTTGTGCTTTTCATGTTTGCTAAACACGGAATCAGAATCTAAGAATATCCCATCACATGGAATTCTGACGCACTTGCTTGGGTACTCATTTAAAGCTTTCGAATCGAACGTCAAAACAAGATCAAACGCATCAATTAATCTTGACAATTTTTCATACGCCTTTGGAACATATTCTCTAGGTTCCATCAGCCATGCTATCTTGAATCGAGACTCAATACTATTGACAAGGTCCAGACATTCGTCTGTGAAAATTGTTGCCCCATCAAAATTAGCTTGATTTCTTACGTATCTAATCCTTTTGGAAATTCTTCCTTTTTCAAGAGCATCATCGTAAGAGAGAGCGTGTGCAATATTTTTGTCGATGAAGTTAACGATCATCTCTTGATCCATTTCTCCCAAATGAAAGGATACTTGAACATGCATGTGTGCGTATTCAATAAATTATTGCAAATCTCGTTATATTTGTTTATTGAATCGTCATCAATAGGGTGGAATTGCACAAAGATTGACTTGACGTTTTTTATCGCATTAGAAGTAAACAGAGAATCAAAAGCCTCGTATTCAGACCCCTCAATATTCATTTTGAGCAGATCAACACTTCGTGTGCCAATTACCTTAGCAGCATCAATAACAGAAATAACAGATGTATGATCGGACTGATTCTGAATATTATCTCGGTCTATTCTTGTTGCTAGACCGTCGACAGATAGATGTGCTTGATAATCTCCCATTCCGACTGCGTTGTTTTTAATCGTGATTTTTCCATCGGGCAAATTTTTAAATCTATCTTCGATTTGTTTGACAAATTGCTGTGTTGGTTCGTAAATTTCAATGTCGCAATTGTATCGGGCAAATATCTTGTGTGCCCACTCGCCCGTGTATCCACCCAAATCAATTACCAGGCTGTTTTCATCTAATTCATGTTCAAGTGAAAGTGTCATATCTCCTTTGTCAGCAACCCAATGGAGCACAGATCTGTCTCTGATTTCTTCACCTATTCTTTTACTCATTTGCTTACTCACATGCTAGGTAGTTATATTTTTTCCCTTGCCTAACCCGCATTTCAACCCGGTGTTGATCTCCCTGTCTAATCTGGTCATCTGAGATGGGGTTGAATCGGTTATAACAGTACAGGACGTTTGGTATGAAGATCGTTCTTTCCCCAGACATCTCCAACATGGGCATCATAAATGCCACATCCCATCCGACTCCGTAATAAGATTCGTCTTCGTCTCGAAGGTCCGCGTCTCTGATCGAGTTCCACAGTTTGGACTTGAAAGTTCGAAGGTGACTGGAAACGAACTTATACTGTCTGAAGCTTCGATTTTTTAATACTTCAGCCGGAAATGGTTCACAATTGCTTCTGCCACCAGTGGGATGGTGAATATGATTTCCGTATGTCAGGAAACACCCAGTTTGATCGTAGGCCTGTTTTACGATCTCAAGGGATAACTCCGAAAAAAGAAAGTCATCACCATCTATAACCATCAGAACAGATTCTGGATCCTTTTCTGATTCAAGTTCTTTGAATCCATAGACGATATTCGCTAATGCCTTTACATTCTTTTCGTTGTGGACAATACGAAATCGCGGGTCTGGTCTTTCGGAAAAGAAATGATCGATGACTGCTCCGGTATTATCCGTGCTAGCATCATTATACACAATACATTCAAAGTTGCCATATGTCTGCGATTGTATTGAATGAAGGCACCTGACTATCCAGTGCTCAGTATTATATGTCGGCACTACAATCTTAAATTTCATACTTCCTCCTTGTTCGTACTCGTATTCCTTCGATAAAGATAAGGAGTCTCAGCTAATATTGACGTGGCCTGCAATCCTAGAGTTACTCTACAGTTAAAATCCGAATCTTCGCTATGTAATATGCGAAGTCCCATTTCAGGCGGATTGAATCGATATCCAATATCCCATATGCGCTTGAAAAACATAGAACTGACACCGGCTGTTTCAAAGTTGCCAGTGTAGTAATGATTACAACCGGGAGATTGAAAGCCATGAGATACCAATCTAACGACATCTTCCCTGGTCATGCACCTAATGTTATCTGGTTTTAAAAGCTTTCTACCTTGCGATATGTCGTCTTCATTCCAACAATGAACAAATCCACATAAATTGTGAACAGTTTCAGTCGCTTGCATTGCGCTTAGTTGGGATGAGATTCTCCATGAAAGAGACACATCATCGGCATCATGCGCAGTACATATTGTGGCGTCAGATGTCGAAAAGGCGTAATTTAACCCGTTCCATTTTCCAATATTATTCTCAAATCTGTGGTATCTGATTCTACTGTCACTAATATCATTTACTATCTCTCGCGAGAGATGAGAATCAGAACCATCATCTATCACTGCAATATCTAAGTTTTCATAATCTTGATTTACTATGCTCAGTATCGATTCTTTTAAATAATTTTCGTGATTATAATTGCATATGGCAACGCAGACTTGATGATTATTTTTCATTTACTGTTTTATTTTCCATTCGAATATATTTGAACCAGAATCTTTCGTGCATATAATAGAGCAGCATTTTGCTGAACATTTCTATGATTCCAATACTGGCTCCGGTCTTAATATCTCCGGTAATAATCCATGCCAAAAGTATTGTATCAGTTGTGCCTAAAATTCTCCAAGAAATTGTTTTGAGAATATGTCTTTTTTTATCTACATCAATTTTCATATTTGCAAAATAATTTTAAGCTCTTCAAAACTTTCTTGTACGGATTTTTCAGTTGTGTCTATTTGACAGAAGTTTTCGTCATTAGGCGGTTCAAAATCATCACTGTGAAAATGTTCTCTACCTCTAATGTCCGACGTCACAACATAAATTTCTTTTGCTCCTGTCTTATTTTTGAAATTATCTCTTAAATTTCTATATGGAGCTACTAGAGATACTATAACATTGTATCCATTATTATGAAGATAATGAGCTATAGTTTGAGCTTTTAGAATATTTTTTTCTCTGCCTTGTTTGCTATAATCTTTATTATCTGTAAGGCTTCTTAAGTCATCTCCATCAATTCTAAAATTGAGTACAGAAGGATTCTGTTCTTGCAGATAATCTTTTAAAGCATTAGCTAAGACTGTTTTGCCTGCGCCAGGCTGGCCAATAAACCAATAAATCATGATTATTTTTTCAATTGCACCTGTATGCTAGGTGTAGGTTTGTTTAGATCAACTTTGCTGTGAAAGATATGACCGGCAGTCTTTTCAGAAAGCTCTTGAGCAAAAGTCGTAATTTCTTCGTCTGTTACTTCTGACCATGGCTTGCCAAAAAACATGTTGTTTTCTGCTGTATCTTCTTGTTTGATATCGTAAAGACTTTCCCAGTGTTTTTGCCAATAGTTCTTGTAAGTCTTGATTTTGCGTTCGATATTCATCCAGGAAAAGTGTTCCACGCCAGGCAAGAGATTGACACAGTTTTGCAGCCACGCCTGATATGCTTCGAGAGCTTGTTGATTGCCATTTAGTGCATGAGCTCGAGCGTTGTGGGCATTCTCGTTATAAAATGATGCATGAGCAATTCTTTCAAAAGTTTCTGCATGCACGTAATCGCACCCGTCAGTGCCCTGTGCGGCATATAAATCTCCGTTTTCGTCAAACTTTCGAAGCTCTTTTGGAATGCCGTGAGTGATATGCGGGACATTAAGACTCAGGCGCCACTTCCATGGATTGACGTCGACTCTAACTTTATCCTTGCTGCCCCAGTATTCCACGACCGGAAACGAGACCAGTTCGACAGCACGAGGCCAAGACTGAATGAAGGACTGAATCTTTTCTTTGGTGGCCGGAGTGCATACTTCATCAGCATCCATCTGCCAGCAGTATTCCATGGTGCAAAGCTTTCTAGCCTCAGCCTTCTGAGCTCCATCAAAAACCGCAAAGCGCTTGTGGTTCCAGTCTCGCAAGACTTGGTGCACTTTGAGTCGGCCTTCTTCTGCGGCCCACTTCTGCAAATGTTCCCAAGTACCATCGTCGGATCCGCCATCGACCACAACCACTTCCTCACAAAATTCCAGCATGGACTCGATACAGGCCTGATACGGATAAGCCTGTTCGATGCAGTTTCGAGTCGTAGTGTAACCTGAGACTGTCGGCTGATAGTTGATGTGATTCATTTCGCTGCGCCAAAAAAGGTCTCGCGATCCATAGAGATACTCTTCGATATGCTGCAATTCATCGGTAGCAAACCACTCTTCATCTTTGTGTTGCACATAATCATTCAGCTCGAGCTTGCATCCGAGGAGCTTGGCTTCGATGACCATTCTGGGACATGTATCGTTACCTCTTGGGAGATAGACAAAGCCTTCAGACCTAGCCAGTTTAGCAAGGAGCTCTGAGTAAGGAATTCCCCAGACCACCTCATAATCGTGACCTTCTTGCTTGCACCATTCTTCTGCTTGGTCAGCTCCCTTAATCCAAGAATTAGATCCGAGAACGATCCAGCCTTTTCTTTCTTCATCTTTGGTCTCCGATCTGAGCTGTTTGATCTTCGCGAAAAAATCGTCGCTGAAAACTGAGCTCAAAACAGTGTTGTGTTTTTCAGCCAAGAACGGAAATTTTTGCAGGTAATGG